GCGGTGGTGGTCACCAGCTTCGACAACTTGTCGATCTACTTCCAGGATTCCAGCTGGCGCAAGCAAACCATCGATAACCCGAAGCGCTCCCGCGTCGAGGATTACAACAGCCGTAACGAAGGCTATGTGATCGAGCAGCTGGAAAAGTTCGCCATGACTGAAAACATCGAATTGGTGAAAGCATGAGCCTGGCACTGGCGCACAAACGCCGCTTGATCGCAGAAGGCCCAGCGGCTGCGATCGCCGGTGCCCAGATGGCTTATTCGGCTGACACCGCGCTGTCCAGTCCTGCCAATGCACGCAAGCATTTGAAGCTGATGGAAGACGCCTTGGCCGGTGATCTGGAGCGCATCAGCGCGATCAATAGCCGCGAGCAGCGCCAGATGCTCAAGCGTGACGAGCTGCTGCCCAAGTACCTGGATTACGTACAGCGGTACCGCGATTCGGAATTGAATTTCCAGAACTCGGTGCTGGTATATGTCCTGATCTGGCTGTTCGACACCGAGCAGTTCACCCAGGGCCTGGAGCTGGCCGACTTCGCAATATCCCAGGGCCAGGCGCTGCCTGAGCGCTTCAACCGCGACATTCCGACCTTCGTTGCAGACGAGGTGATCGACTGGGCCGAGGCGGAATTCAAGGCCAGGCGCAGCCCTGAGCCCTACGTTTCCAACCTGCTGCCCCGTGTCGACGGCGAATGGCAGCTGTTCGAGCGGATCCCGGCTCGTTACCACAAGTTGCTGGGAATGATCGCGCTGCACCGCAAGGACTGGCCTGTAGCAATTCACCACTTCGAACGGGCCGAACAGCTTTACGAAAGCATCGGCGTAGGGACACGCCTTTCTGACTGCCGCAAGGCGCTGGCCAAGGCGCAAGCCAAAGAAAACGCCGGCAACGGCACCGAATAACCGACTACCCCCCCGGCGAGAAACTGTGGATGTGAGCCAACCATTTATGGCCCTGACCCACTGAAACAGTTTTCCCGCCCCTAATGCAAAAAGCCTTGCGCATGGCGCAGCTTTAAGAGGTTGCTATGTTCATCGGGTCACTGCGAAAGGTTATCGATATCAACTTCCCCCTCGGGGAAAGTTGCGGTCGTCCGCAGATCACTGCCCCCAAGAACCTGGACGCATCCTCTCAGTGTGCTCATGTATCTGTCAGCGATTTTCAACGCTGCCAAGACGACATCCGGATGAAGATCGCCGTTTGTTTCAAGGCTAATAAGTGCAAGCGTGTGTGCCTGCCTAAGCTTTTTCTCTTTGAGGTATTGCTGGCGTTTTATGGCCAGTTCACGCTCTCTAAGCTTTTCTTCCAGGTAGATAATCTTTTTTCCTATATCGTCCATTTGCCGTCCTCCTCCGTTGCTTGCAGGGAAAGTATATGAGGTTTTCCGGCAAAGCTCAGGAGTTTCTGAGCCAGTGGCGATATAAGCTCGTTAGTGCATCACTGCAAGAGCTTATTTATTGTGACTTTCCCGTCCGGGAACGTCGCAGTAATTTCTACCTGACTGCCTCCAAGGACCTGGACGCATTCATTCAGAGTGCTGACGTACCGGTCAGTAAGCCTCAATGCCTCCTTGACCGCATCAGGATGAACATTCTGCGTGCGCAGGCACATCATCGCCATTGCATGTGCTTCCTCGATCCGTCTATCAAGGATCTGTTGCTTACGCCTTGCCGACGTAAGGCGTTCTTTGAGGCGCATTTTCAGAGATACAAACCTTCCTTTCCCATCACTCATGGTCCGCAGTCCTCCATTACAGGCGGGAAAAGTGTATGAACTTTTCTGGCAAACCTTCATGGTCAGCAGACGAACGGTGCCTTAAGGCTGATAGCAGATTATTACGAAAGTTTACTTGTTGGCACCCTTGCATCAGGGAATGTTGCGGTGATCTCCAGGTCGCCGATTCCCAAAACCTGAACGCAATCTGCCAACACAGTGGCGCAAGTGTCAGCGATTGCAAGTATGTCTTCGACGTTTTCAGTTTCGCGGTGCTCCCCATCGAGCAGTCGGAGCGTGATGGCTTGTGCTTGCTCAAGCTTATTTTTGACATCATGAATCTTAAATTTTTCAGCCATTTGGCGCTCTTTAAGCCGCGCACTCAGCGATTCAATCCTTTCTTCGTCATCGTTCATGACTCGCAGTCCTCTATCGCATGGAGGGGGAGTGTATGAGCTTTTCCGGGAAACCCACCACCTTTGTTGAACAATTCGTCAGAAACGACGGTTTCTGGCCTGATCTTGCAGTCTCCGAGTTTCAGAAAGGTTACCGCCTGCCAGCGGAATACCTGGTAGAGATGCTGGCCGCCGATCTGAACATGGCCATGGTCGAGGTCAATACCGATCTGGCCAAGTTAAAAGCGCGCTGGCAGGGCGTTGGCGTGTCCAACGTTGAATCCGCAGACACCACCATCCTGCCAGAGCGCACCTTTCAAGCCGCGACCTATAAGCGCGCCGTCTACAGCCGCGCCAAAGCCAGCCTGCTGACTCAGTTCGCCACGGTCAATCGCCGCGAAAGCGCCGAAAACGTGGGCAAGGAACTGCCAGAGCGGTCCGAAACCTTCCTCGCTTTCAGCCAGGCCGCCGTGCGGTCGCTGCAGGGCCGTGGCCGCATCACGGCGGCGCTGCTGTGATCAAGCTCAAGGCGTTGACCGCCTACCTGCTCGAACGCCAATTGGTTGCTCCTGAGCAGCTCGACAGCTGGACCGACCAGGTGCAGGTGGAGCTGATCTGGAAACCTGACACCCAAGGCATGCACATGGGTGACATGAATTACGGCGCGACCATCTCGATCGAGCGGTTCGCGGATCACCCTGCACGCCTGTTTGCCCTGGTAGGCAGTTGGCTTGAAACCCACGACCAGGACCGCGACGGTCTGCCGAACGTGGTGTTCGATGTGGTCATGCTCGACAACGACCTGGCCGACGTCGACATCAAGCTGCAGTTCACCGAGGCGCAGTACCTGGCCGAGGATCCTGCCGGCGAGATCGAGGCATTTGGCGATACCTGGTCGTTCGTGCCGTTCGAACTGTGGGTGGCTGAGAGCGGCGAGGTGACCGGTCATGGCCTTTGATCTGGACATTCGCGGCATGCTCGAAGCCCAGGACCTGCTGGCCTTAATGGAGCTTCCGACGCCCAAGCGCAGACGTCTGTTAAACAACGTTGCCAAGCGCGTGCGCAGTCTGAGCCGCCAGCGGATCCGCAACCAGCAGAACCTGAATGGAACCCCGTTCGCTGCCCGCAAAGACACGTCCAAGGGCAAGAAGAAGATGGAAGCCGGCCTGGGCAAGCTGCTCGATGTCACCCGCCTGACTGGTAGCGAAGCCGAACTGGGCTGGCGCAACACGCTGACCCGCTGGGTTGCCTCGCAGCAACACAACGGCGTGTCCGAACGGCGCACCGCCGCACAGATGCGCCAGTGGAACAAGGTTCCGCCGGGCACCGCCGCTACCGAAAAGCAGGCCAAGACCCTGCGCCGTCTGGGTTTCAAGACCCGTCAGGAAGGCAAAAAGACCCTGACCCGCCCATCTGTGGCGTGGATCCAGCAACACCTGAACTACGCCAGAGCGGGATTGCTGATCCGCGTCCTGGACGACGAACGAGCCGAATCCACCGGTGCGCAAAGCTGGAACATCCAGCTGCCTGCGCGTCAGTTCCTCGGTGCCAGCGACAGCGAAACCAGCCAACTGGTGAACCTGGTGCTGCAACAAATCCTTAATTCACCCCGCTAACGAGGCACCGCTTTATGGCACTCGGCAAAGTCAGCGTTAACAATCTCAACCTCGGCCAGGGTGCCGTGAGCGAGATCGAACGCTATTTCCTGTTCATCGGTCCCGCTGCCAAGAACGTCGGCAAGCTGGTCCCGTTGGACACCCAAAGTGATCTGGACGTCCAGCTGGGCGTTGCGGACAGCGACCTGAAAACCCAGATCCTGGCGGCGCGCAGCAACGGCGGCGATCGCTGGGCCTGCATCGCCGCTCCGATCGCAGGCGAAACCACCTGGCAACAGGCGCTTGAGAGCGCGACCCGCAGTTATTCATTCGAAGCGGTGGTGATCGTCAACCCAGTGACCACTCAGGCCGAGCTGTCAGCGATGCACGTTGCTGCCAATGACCTAAGCAACAAGCTGGGCCGCCGTGTCTTCGTGCTGGCGGCCACTGCCGGCATCGCGCCGCAGCTGAGCTGGAGCGCTTACGTTGTCGAGCAGAAAACCATTGTCGACGGCCTGGCTGCGCCTCGCGTTCTGCCGGTACCGCAACTGCACGGCAACAACCTGGGCGTGCTGGCCGGTCGGCTGGCCAATGCCGCCGTGAGTATTGCCGACACTCCGATGCGGGTTGCCACCGGCGCGGTCCTGGGCCTGGGCGCTGAACCCAAAGACATGGATGGCATCCCGCTGACCTCCGCGGTGCTTTCGCAGCTCGACGCAGCGCGTCTTTCTGTGCCGCAGACGTACCCGGACTATCCGGGCACCTATTGGGGCGACGGCAACATGCTGGACACCCCTGGCAGTGACTTCCAGGTGATCGAGAACCTGCGTGTCGTCGACAAGGCAGCCCGCCGCGTGCGCGCTCTGCTGATCCGCTACGTAGGCGATCGGACCCTGAACAGCTCGGCTAACAGCATGGCGACCACTACTTCCAAGCTGATGGCCCCGCTGCGCGCGATGGCCAAGTCCACCAAATTCGCCGGCCAGGTGTTTCCAGGCGAGATCGAGCAGCCCAAGGACGGCGACATCGTGCTGACCTGGACGAGCAAAACCTCTGTCGTGGCCTACCTCAAGCTGCGCCCCCTCAACTGCCCGAAAGACCTGACCGCGAACATCGCGCTGGACCTTTCCGTTACGGATTCGGAGTAACCCATGGCCGCAAAAATTGGCGGTAAGAACTTCGACGTGAACCTGGGCGATCTGCTCGTTCACGTCGAGGCCGGCACCATCGACATCACGGACAACGAG